CGAGAAATGCGGAAAAAGACATGAACCGAACTCAATGAATTTGGGGGTATCTCATTACAAACAAAGGTCGAGAGAGGTAGTGCGTTATAGCAGAGAAAATGTAGATGTGGCCTGTAATCTTCCTTGTCATCGCGAATGGGAAGATAGCCCAAAAAGTTATGATGCGTGGAAGGAAAAAAAACTCGGCAAGAAAGAATATAATTTATTATTATTAAGAGCCGAGCAAAGAGGACATCACGACAGATTTATCGAGAAAGAGTTGTGCAAACAATTTAGAAAAGAATTATCCGCATTATGAAATTCCTCCATCGAAATTATCTCATTCTGTGTGTAATTTTAACCTTTCTTTTAATCTGGTTTGGGACTTATTATTTTGCTGATCCTAATAATTACGGGGTGGCTAATCCCGCTATTTTGACGCAAAATAAGAATGTGGTGTGCGCGCCAAGATATGCTTCAAGCGTAAGAAATGTCTCCGAATCCCTTAAACGCGAAGTGAGTGAAGATTACGGCCTTTCTTGGCCACCCCAAGGAAAATTTGTCATTGATCACAAAATAAATTTGGGTATCGGGGGAAGTAATGATAAATCCAATTTAATCCCACAGGAAACCCTAGAAGCAAGAAAAAAAGACGGGGTAGAAGTTTACTTGCAATCGCAGGTTTGTGGGGGTAAAATGAGTGTAAAAGAAGCTCAAAAGGCCATCAAGAACTGGAAGCCTATTTATGAGAAAATCAAGAATAACCTCGGCGCAGTCGGAGAATACTGCGAGGGGGGATGTGAATGATATGGCAGAATTATCTTTAAGCGAAATAGAAATAATTATTGATTCAAACAAAGGAAAAACTATTATTTGGAATGCCCCATGTTTTGAATTATTAGAGAATGAATGGAAAAAAAGGGGAGGATACACATTAATTGATGGGGAGGGAGTAGAATATAAAGAGGTAATTCACAGATGGGATGTTCAAGATGAATTATTTAGAATAGATAAATAGGAGTATGGTGACAATAAGACAAAAGGTTAAAAAAATAACTGGTAATCAGTATATGGCTGACCCTCGTCAGATTAGTTTTTTAGAATGGTATTTAGATCCTAAAAGCGAAACATTTAGTAACGGCTTTAAAAGCGCAATTAAAGCTGGGTACTCTCCTGAATACGCAGAAAACCTACTCGGAAGGATGCCGACATGGTTGTCAGAAAAGGTCGGCGAGCTTCAAATGCTTTCAAAGGCAGAAAGAAATCTCAACAAAATACTAGATTTAGAAACACGTGAACCGATTATCACCATGATTGGTATTCTGAAAGATAAAGAAACAGATAAAGTCATTACAAAAGAAAATCCTAATTTATTAAGAACCCAAGCCGATGTTTCTAAGTTTATAGCAGAAAGATTAGGAAAGAAAAAGTATGCAGAACGCACAGAAAACATCAATATTAACGTCCCAGCCCCCATTTATAACGGATTTTCGGTACAGGGACACAACAGCGAACAAAAAGATATTCAGTTTGAGGAAAAGAATCCGAGCAGTTAAGGGAGGAACGGGAGCGTCTAAAACTGTAGGAATCCTTATTTGGCTGATTGATTACGCTCAAAGCACAAAAGATAAAGTTGTCAGTGTTGTTTCAGAATCTTATCCTCATCTCTCTTTGGGGGCTATCCGAGAATTTAAGCAAATAATGTTAGATAGAGGATATTGGGTAGATGACAGATGGGTAGGAAGTCCTACGCCTGTCTATACTTTTGAAACAGGAACAATTATTGAGTTTATCTCGATGGATAAGTTGGGTAAAGCTCACGGGCCAAGGCGAGATATACTTTTTATCAACGAGGCAAATAATATTAGCTGGCAGATAGCAGATCAGCTAATTACTAGAACTAAAGAGGTTGTATGGTTAGACTGGAATCCTACTAATGAGTTCTGGTTTGATACTGAAATGTGGGGCAGACGTGAAGATATAGATTTTATTACCCTAATTTATTTAGACAATGAAGGACTTGATGAAGGGCAACTTAACGAAATCCTCGCGCACAAAAACAATTCGAGATGGTGGAAAGTCTACGGGCTCGGAGAGCTTGGAGACGTTGAAGGAAGGATATTTCAAACTTGGCAGATTATTGACGAGATTCCTCACGAAGCAAGACTTGAAAGATTTGGTCTCGACTTCGGTTACACCAACGACCCTTCAGCACTTGTGTCTTTATATTACTTCAACGGAGGATACATCTTGGACGAAGTTGTATTTCAAAAAGGTTTATCAAACAAACAGCTCGCGGACATCATTCTCAACCAAAAAAAGGCTCTCGTTATCGGCGACTCAGCAGAACCCAAATCTATAGATGAAATTAGAAGTTTCGGGGTTAATATCCTGCCCACAGTAAAAGGTAAAGATTCTGTCCGGCAAGGTATTCAAGTCGTTCAAGATCAACAGATAAGCGTTACTAAGCGAAGCATCAACATCATCAAAGAATACCGGAACTATATGTGGGAAACAGACAAGGACGGGCGTATACTTAATGAGCCAGAGCATACATGGTCTCACTCGATGGATGCGATAAGATACGCCATGACTTCGTTGATCCCTATCATCCGCCGCAAAGAAATGATTGATATGATGCCCGTGTTTGAATCAAAAGTTAAGACGAATCCTGCGGTATGAGAGAAGATGGAGGAATTGATGTGCGGAAGTTATTTAAGCCTCAACTTACACGTGAGCAACAGTTTTTAGATTTATGCGAAACAGTCAAATGCACATTAAAGCCCTCATCAGTTCATGGTGTCGGAGTATTTGCACTTCGAGATATAAAAAAATACGAGAGATGTTATGTCCAACCAAACCGCGCAGATTGGCTGACGCTAACATATAATGATTTAAAGAAGTTTGATGATGTCCACCCAGAAATTAAAGAGTTAATCCTTTCTCGCTGGCCGATTATTATTAACGGTGGGCAGTTTATGTCGCCGAATTTTGATGCACGATTGATTGGGTTTATGAATCATAGCCAGGACGCAAATTATGATATTAAGACGGACTGTGCGTTACAAGATATAAAATCAGGAGAAGAACTCTTTGAGGATTATAGAATTATGGAGAAATGGTTTGAGGTTTTTCCGTGGATAAAAATGTGAAAATCTTTATTTGCAAAAAGTGCCAGAAGTATTGTTATGTTCTAGCGGGTTTAATATCCGATTGTTGTAGAGCGGCAATTTATATTCCACCTAAACAAGAAGAGAGGAAAGTTAGGGTGAATCCGGCGGTATGACTTACCAACTAGCTAAAAAATTAAAAGATGCGGGATTTGCGGGAGCGAATGAATGGTTTAAATCGCCATACGATGAAATTTTGCCAGCCCCAACCCTCGAAGAATTGATTGAAGCGTGCGGGGAGAAGTTTTACGGATTGCACAGAATGGTTAACAGTGAATGGCTCGCTTTTATGTACGACATCGAGGATAGCACTCGGCAGTTAGAAGTGAAAGGCGCGACTTCTTTTGAAGCTGTCGCTAATTTATGGCTGGAACTTCACAAAAAATGAAAGCCGTATGACTGCGCAAGATGTTCTTTCGATTACAATAGAGCTTTCGATGAAAGATGCAGAGCATTTTCGCCTTTTCCAAGAACATTATTCCAATTTTGTTTTTTTTACTACCAATGGCATATTCTAATTTTGCATCTTCAAATATATGTATTAAATAGTTGAATAATTTTTTTTGTGGTAATGATTGTATCATTTTGTTGTGTTCCTATGGGAAGCCATTTCCTTAACTTCTGTTAGGGAATGGTAGTTCACCTCTAATAATCTAACTATAATATCATTATATGTTTCTCTTTCATGTATTTTT